CAAAAATTGATAGAATAAAAGCATTATTAAACGAATTTCTATTTTCTTTTAATGATAAATTGAAACAAATTATTGAATTATTTAACACAGTTAATACAAATAAAAATATTGATGGTTATAATGGACTTGTTATAAATAATCCTGCAACAAACACAAGTGCTAACACAGGAACGTTAGTTATTAACACAAATATTAACACAAATATTTTTAAAGATAATGGCTTTAATTTCACTTATAAACAAGTGGAATTAATCGTATTAGACTTAAATGATTATTCAAAAACCATTGACGATTTAATAAAAACTAACCAAGAATATAAGGGATATACATTTAAGATTTATGAATTAGATAGTACAATTCCAAATATTAAAAATAGATATGTTGTCGCATTAGATGATAAAGGTGTTGAAAAATTTAGGTCTGAAACATCATTTACACTTAGACCAACTGTTTTGATTGAATCGTTGAAGTTTAAAATTGATAATGATTTGATAGCAAACTATATAATATAAACTATTTATGGATATAAGTGAATTGGAAAAATCACAATTAAGAGAATTAAAAAAACTTATTCCAAATTATAAAGAATTTAATAAAAAAATTGAAGTAAATGTATTAAAAAATTGGGATGATATTAACAACGCTTTTGAATATGTTAGACCGTATTCAAAAGATTATTATCAAATAAGAGAATTTTTAAAAACTCAATTATTTCAAGTATTTACACAATATTATCATTTTTCAAAAAGTAGAAAAAGAAAATTACAAAATTATATAAATTACAAAAACTATTTACAAAATGAAATTGAGCCAATTGAAGAAGATATTGAAGGAATCAGCGAAGGAAGCTATGATGGAAGTATTGAATGAAATTCTACCACAACAGCAATCACAAGTTAAGCAAAAGATTAATGAGAATTTTCATGTTAGTACAGAAAATATTAATCCGCAAATATCAAATATAAAGAAACAGATGCACCAAATGTTTATGCCACAGCAAACATATAATGCACCTGTACAACAATCAAATCAACCTGTTGTAGTTCCAAATGCACTTCCAACAACAGCTTTGGGTGGTATTTTTGGAGCAGTTGCTAATAGAATGGATGTACAAGATTTAAAAGCCCTTAATTCATAAAATTTCAATAGATGCGTAGAGCAGTAAAATATCAACCAATTGATTTAGATTCAAATAAAAGAGTGGGAATATCAATCCCATTTAATGGAAAATCGGTTTTTAATTCAACTTTCACAACTGCTCAACAACTAAAATCAAATCTAATAAATCTTTTATTAACAGATAAAGGAGAGCGATTTTTTGATAGTGAATTCGGTGTTGGGTTAAGGAGTTTATTGTTTGAAACTGTTACAGATTTTGAATTTATCAAATCTAATATTATAAAAGAGATTGAAAAATATATTCCACAATTAATTATTCAAGATTTTGTTATAACAGATTTGGGTAATAATCAAATCAATATTTATCTAAAATATAGTTCTGAAACTAACTTGGTTAGTGATGAAATTAATCTTGAATTTAATTAATGTCCGACAATAAATTAACATATTTAAACAAAGAGTTTATTGATTATAAAAAGTCTTTACAAGACTTTTTGAAAGTCTATTATCCAAACACTTTTAACGATTTTACTGAAAGTGACCCTGCGATGATGTTTATCGACATAGCATCTGTGGTTGGGGATGTACTTTCATTTTATCAAGATAAACAATTTAATGAGAATTTTTTGTTATATGCAAAAGAAAGGGAAAATTTGTTCGGACTTGCTTACCAAATGGGTTATAGACCTCAAGTAACAAGTCCGTCATTTGTTGAATTTTCTGTTAGGCAATTAATTCCTTCTACAATAATTTCATCAAGTGCTTTCCCAAATTTTGATTACGCTTGTACAATTAATGCAGAAGCATCTGTATCAAGTTTATCGACAGGTATCGACTTTTTAATTCAAGACCCAATTGATTTTAGTTTTTCTTCAAGTTTTGACCCAACTGATATTCAAGTATATTCAACAAATAATATAACAGGGCTTCCCGAATATTATTTGTTGACAAAAAAAGCCAAAGCATTATCCGCAACTTTAAAAACACAAACTATTTCAATAGGAGATGTTCAAAAATTTTTTACAACAAATCTTACAGATACAAATATAATTGGAATTTTAGATGTTTATGATAGTGATGGTAATAGATGGTATGAAGTAGATTATTTAGCACAAGATACTATTTTTGATGCTGTACAAAATATTTACAAAAATGACCCAATTCTATCACAATATAGTTCCGATAGTCCATATTTAATTAAATTAAAGAAAGTTCCAAGAAGATTTGTTTCAAGATTTAAGTCAACAAATTTATTAGAATTAGAATTTGGAGCAGGGGTCTTTTCAGTTCCCGATGAAGAATTAATTCCAAATCCAAATAATGTTGGAATAAGTGGTGGAATTTCAAAATTAGGAACAAATTTAGACCCATCTTCACCAATGTTTAGTGGTGCTTATGGAATTGCTCCAAGAAATATAACATTGACAGTTAGATATATAGTTGGTGGTGGTCTTTCATCAAATCTTCCTGCACAAGATATTGCAAATATTCAAAATGTTACAGTAAATCTTTCATCAACTTTAAATGTAAATATTTCAAACACTGTTAGAAATTCATTGTCAATAATTAATGAATTTCCATCAAGTGGTGGTAAGGGTGGTGATACAATTGATGATATTAGACAAAAATCTTTAACAAGTTTTTCAACACAGAACAGAGTTGTTACAAAAGAAGATTATGTCGTAAGATGTTTATCTATGCCACCAAAATTTGGAAGTGTTGCAAAAGTTTTTGCTACACAAGATTATTTATTTTCAAATAATGTTTCCGACAATTTAATTGATAATAATCCTTTAGCAATTTCATTGTATGTTTTAGGCTATAATCAAGATAAAAAATTAACAAATGTTTCAAATTCTATAAAAGAAAATTTGAAAGTGTATTTGTCACAAACAAGAATGTTAACAGATTCAATTTTGATAAGAGATGCTTTCTACATAAATTTTGGAATAGATTTTGACATAGTGGTGTTACCTGATTACAATGGAAAATTGGTTATTTTAAATTGCATAAATGTTTTAAAAGATTATTTTAATGTTGATAAATGGCAAATTAATCAACCAATATACATTTCTGACGTGTATTCGACACTTTCGAATGTAGAAGGTGTACAATCAATTAAAAAGGTAGAATTTAAAAATATAACAGGAGAAAATTATTCACAATACACTTATGATATTATTGCAAAAAATAATATTATTTTTCCATCTCTTGACCCAATGATTTTTGAATTAAGATTTCCCGATGTAGATTTAAAAGGTAGAATAGTAAGTTTTTAAAATTAAAATAATTTACAATGGAAATTATAAAAAAATATTTAGATAGTGGTCAATATGTTAAAGAAAAGACTTTAAAAACAACTATTGTTTTTCACCATACCGCAGGTGGACATAGACCCGATTTTACAATAGATGGTTGGAATAAAGATACTTTAGGAAGGGTTGCAACGCAATATGTTATCGGAGGAATTTCCATAACAGATGGTAATTCTGATTTTGATGGAAAAATTTACAAATGTTTTGAAGAAGAAAATTATGCCTTTCATTTAGGAATAAAAGGCAATAATAACAAATTTGATAAATGTTCAATAGGTATTGAAATATGTAATTATGGATATTTAAAAAAAGTTGGAGACAATTATATAAATTATGTTAATAAACTTGTCCCAAGTAATCAAGTAGTTGATTTAGGGTACTCTTTTAAGGGATATAGGTATTGGCACAAGTATTCCGATAAACAAATCGAATCATTAAAATTCTTAATACAAGATATTTCAAAACGTCATAACATCCCAATTACACAAGTGAGTTTTAGTTTTTTAGAAAATGTTTTAAAACAAAAAGAAATAAAAGGTGTTTTTACACATGTAAATTTTAGACAAGACAAATGGGATTGTTCTCCACAACCAAATTTAGTTAATATGTTAAAGGAACTTTTATAAGTTCCTTTTTCATTTTAAACCATTTACAATGAATATTTATAATAAAGTTTATAAAAGTGGCTGTAAGAAAGTTTTTATCCAAAAAAGATAGTACAATTTATTCATACAATCCTACTCAAAATACGGGTTTGGATGAAATTTTATCATTAATTATTTCGAATGGTAAACTTTCTTATGATGTAGGAATTTCAAGAGCCTTGTTGGAATTTGATAATTCATCAATTCTTTCAACATATAATTCAATATCTTCATCAAAAGATATTTCTCTAAAATTATTTGTGGCAAATGCAATTGAATTACCAAGTGAATATACAATCAATGTTTTTAACATAAATGATTCTTGGAAAAATGGTTATGGTAGAGCCAATCAAGTTCCAATAACAAACGATGGAGTTTCTTGGAAGTCTTTAAATAACATTTCAGATTGGACTGTTAGAACAGGTTCTTATTCAAATTATTCTCCAAATTCTTATTCAAGTAGTTATTGGAGAAATGATGTTACACAAAGTGTTACATTTGGAATTTATGATGAAAAAAACATTAACACGTCTGTAAAAAATTTATTTTTACAACAAGTGTCACAATCGTTAAATGGTGGATTTTTAATAAAATTTGAAACGACACATGAACAAGATGTTACAATAAATTCTGAATTAAATTTTTATTCAAAAGACACTCATACAATCTATCAACCACAATTAGAATTAAAATGGGATGATAGTGTTTATTCAACAACGGGTAGTTTAATTAGTATAACAAATTTTCAAACATCATTTGTAAATAATCCATCCGAATTTTCAAGTCAAAATATTCAAAGATTAAATATTCTGTCAAGAGAAAAATTTCCACAGAGAACATTTTCAACAGGTAGTTTATACATCAATCAAAAGTATTTACCACCAACAACATATTATTCAATAGTAGATTTAAAAACGGGGCAATATGTAATAGAATTTGATGAAACATATACAAAAGTTTCGAGAGATTCTAATGGAAATTATTTCAATTTATATTTACAAAATTTTGAACAAAATAGATATTATTCAATAGAATTAAAAATTGTTCACGAAAACCAAACATATATTCATAAAGACAGTTTTATTTTTAAAGTATTAAAATGAATTTAAGATTAACAAGTATATTAAAAGAATATTCAATAGGTGTCGTTAATAAATTAAAAGAGAAGTTTAAAAAAGAAAACTCTGCTTTAACAGATGACCAAATTGAATATTATATTAAGCGTTTTGAAGAATTGAAGTCTTCACCGAAGGTGAATGATAAGGACATAACAACATATTCCTTCCAAAAATTAGAACAAGTTGTTGACAGTTTTCCTACAAAAGAAAAAGTGTCTAAAACAAATAACACTGTTGAATTTTCTCAAACAGAGTTGATTTATAACAAACCACCTCTACAAATCTATCATGGAGAAAATGAAAGAACATGTATTAAAATAAAAGGAGATTTTCCTGCTTCATGGTGTATATCACGAGGTAGCGGTGGAAACATGTATAATACATATCGTTATGCGGGAACAGAACCAAGTTTCTATTTTGTAAAAAACCTTGAGCGGTTAAACAAAATAACAGAAATTGAAGATGATGAGTATTGTTTTTTTGTTGTTCGATTTAATAATCGAGGGAATTATGTTGTTACAAGTGCAAGGAATGATGGTGATAAACCAATGTCATGGAATGATATTCTCAAAATAGAGCCTTTGTTACAAGGAACAGAAAGTTTGTTTAAAAACGTTCCATTAACAGATGAAGAAAGGTTATATTATAGAAGATTTAAGGATGGAATAGAAGATGATGAATATAAAGACCTTTCATATAAAGAAAAGAAAATTTATATTGCTATAATGCCTTATTTAAACGATGAAAAGTTTAAAAATACCCCAAATGATTTAATAAATGATTACATAACAACAGGTGTTGAATTAACAGAAGAACAATTTGATTTTATAAAAGAGAAAAGACAATTACTTAACAATTATAGACGTGTTACAATAGATAATGTTATTCCCGAATATATAAAGAAAAATATTAATTTTGGTAATAGATGGTTATTGTTAACAGATGATGAAGCTGTTGATTTATATAATAAAAAATCTGAAAATTTATACCAAATTTTATATTATAAACCTCAATTAGTTGACTATTTTAAAGACGAATTATATGAATTAAGTGGGTATGGTATAATGGAAATTTTATTAAAACAACCACAATTAATTAATAAATTTGAAGATATATTGAATAAATTAAATAGTGATAGTATAAGTCAAATTTTATCAAATCATCCACAATTAATTAAGAATTTTGAATATAGATTAGTTGATTTATATGGAGCTGATATAAGAGATATTTTATCAAAACAACCACAATTAATTAATAAATTTGAAGATAAATTACATAGATTAAATATTGATAATATAACTTATATTTTATCAAAACAACCATCATTAATTGGGAAATTTGAAGATAAATTAAAATTCTTATATGATTTCCAAATAAAAAATATTTTAAAAAATCAACCACAATTAGCACCATATTTTGAAAAACAAGGATTG